GGTATTTGTTCCTGCTACAAGTTGTAGTGTATAGAAGTTATCTGTAGAACAATCAAGAGAAGCTGTATTTGAAGAAATACTTAATGGACGGACTTCACCTCTTACTGAACCACTAAATACCACATTTTGAGTAAATGTAGCAGCTCCATTAAATGTAGCAGCTCCAGCTATTGTTGAAGAACCTGAAACATTAAAGTTAGGAACATATACTGTATCAGCAGCAGTAGCTGTAATATTTTGACCACCAATAATAACACTTCGGTTTTGGTTATTTGTATGACCTGTACCAGCTAATATTGCATTATAATCACCCCCAGAAATAGTATTATTTAAACCTCCTATACCTACTACACCAGTTCCATTAGTAATATTAATGTTATTACCTCCTAAGATTACTTGAGGAAAGCTACCTCCAGTAATATCATTATAACCCCCACCAAAAATATATGAGTTACCTACAGTAATATTATTATTATAGCCTCCAACTACACCCGTTCTTATTCCATTAACATCATGTTCATCACCTCCTAAAATAAATGATTGATAACCATTAGCACCAATAGTAGCATTTGTAGCAGCAAATATACCAGAAGCAATAGCAGAAGCATTTAGATTAGGGTCACCAGCAGCTATAACAGCTTGAGCTTGTCCAGCAGTTGGAATACCCGCAGCAACACTATTAATCCATTTATTAGTTCCTGTAAGTTCAATAACATTATTAGTACTTATAGAACCTGTAACAACTAAACTACCTGTGATTTGTGCTGAACCTGTGTAAGGGAAAGCAGCACCCCCACCACCACTACCAGTATTAACTGTAAGATTAAATGAAGAACCATCAAACTTAGTAAATGTTAAAGTATTAGATGATACTGAGCCTGTTAATAAAGCTGTAGCTACATAAGAGGCAGTATTTGCTGTAGTAGCAAATGAAGCAGTACCTAAAAGTGAAGCAGTAACACCACCAGTAACGCCTAAACTACCAGTTAAAGTTGTATCACCTATTATTTGTGGAGAATATATTTTCATAGTTTTTGATTATTAGATTGGGGTACCTTGGCTGCCTGAGAAAATGTATGAAGCTGCAGCTATAGGAAGCATATTACCTCCTAAGTAAACACCATCAGCAGTTTTTGTCATTATAGTAGCAACTGTAGTTGAGTTACCAAAGTTTCTTTGGTTTACATTTGTTTGTCTACTTACGGTTATATTAGCAGCACCTACAGTAACTCCACCTGCATAATAACCAAATGCCGCAGATGCTGAAGTTAGGGCTCTATAAGTAATAGCTGCTGCTGAACCACTATTAACGGTAAACATTACCATAGCTTGGTCACCTACATTAGTTAAAGATTCTGGATACCAATAAGCATTTACACTTGCTCCAGTTCCTGAAGCTAACTGTGTAGCATCAATCCAGTGTAAACCACTGGCACTAATATGAATAGTATGAATAGTAGCAGTAGTAATATCTAACTTTTGAACATATGTTGTAGTTCCTAAAGATTGTTGTGATGAATAAACACTTACTGGGTCTTTACCTGATACAATACCATTTCCTAAAGAAGCTAATGCTACACCTTCTACTATAACTGGGAATGTGATAGTAGCAGTATTTACTGAAGTTAAGTCTATTGTTTGTGGGATTATTTCCTCACCATTTACATCATAGCATTCTATAACAACATATGAAGCATTTAAGTTATGATTAAATGTCCAAGTTGAACCTGAGAATGAAGCGGTGGCATAAAATCCTGTATTTAAGTAAGATGCTGTAGCTGCTGTAAGAGCAAATGAAGCAGTAGTAGCATAAGATGCTGAAGTAGCTACACTCGCAGAATTCGCGTTTACTACGTTGTTAGTTGTGAGGCTAAATGTACTACCGTCGCCTTTAGTGTATGTGGTAGTAGCATTCGATATAGACGCGGTTACTAACAAACTACCTGTATTAACAGTAACTGCTGAACCTGTAGCAACTGTTAGGTTGAATGTGCTGCCGTCACCTTTAGTAAAAGTAAGTGTATTTGAACTTACACTACCAGTAACCATTAATGAACCAGTATTAACAGTAGCTGCTGAACCTGTAGCAACTGTTAAGTTAAATGTTGAACCATCTCCTTTAGTAAATGTTAGTACGTTATTTGTAGCACTACCAGTTACCATTAATGAACCTGTATCTGCTCCTCCAGCATTCAAAGCATATGAAGCAGTTACCGCGTAAGAAGAACTTGTAGCATTGTCGGCAAATGAAGCTGTACCTTGTAAACTACCTGTAAATGAGGTTGCTGTTACTCTACCTGTGAATGCCGCATTTCTAAATGAACCTGTAATGTCAAGATTAGTTGTAGAAGTTAAAGTATTAAACTTATCTAAAGTTAAAGTTTGGGGAATAGCATCATTTTGAGATATTGTTAAATCACCTGCTCCACCTACATTTTGAAAAGTTATAGTTGCTACACCTGGTGTCCCTTGTAGATTAAGAGTTCCATTATCTATATTAACATTACCATCTACAGATAATGAACCTGAAATGCCTGCTGACCCTGTATAAGGAAAAGGAGATGAAACGTTAGCAGCATAAGACGCTGTTAAAGCATAAGATGAACTAACTGCATTTGAAGCAGTTACTGCAAGTGAAGTAATATTACTACCAGTACCATCAGTTAAGAAATTTCTTGAACTACCTGAAATTTGTACTAAATCCTCATATGTTGAGGCAATTGTTTGTCCTGTTAAATTTTGTCCCATATTTTCTTAATTAGCAAGGTCTTGGTCCTGGATAAAATACATCACTACCATAAGGCATAAATGGGTAACGTGAATCACCTAAACGTAAGCCAGCATTCAAAGCACCTTGAAGGTGGTATGAACGAGTAGTTCTATTAAATACAATTGGTGAACGATATCCTGAACCGTAATCTGGATACTGCTTCCAGAAAGGTCCGTTTTCATTCAATTGTGGAAATTGGTCTTGATTTTGAATCAAGTAGTTAGTTAAACGTTCTCCATAGTATTGCATTTTATTATTTGCAATATCACGTTTTCTGTTGTACCAAGTACCGTCTGCTTTTTCACTATTCTCACCTCCTGTTGGTTGAAGTAAACCATTGTTACGTGGACGAGTATAAATTGCATCTAATGCTTCCCAATAAGAAGCATAAATAAGGAATGGTTGAATAAAATCATCAACCAAAATTTGATAGTTACCACTTAAAGTATTTGCATCAATTTGAGCTAAAATATACTCATAAAGAGATGTACCAGTTAAGCGTTGAAGATAAATGTCTTGAGCTTCGCGAACAGCATTAGATAACAACTTAGAATCTAAATTGTCGTTAATGTCTGTGAACTGACGTAACTTTTCTTCTGATATGATTAGTGTTGTTACCATTATAGTATTGCTATTTCGTCGTTTTCTATTTGTCTATCAGTTGCCTCAATTTCAGCTTCTAATACTTTATCTTCACCTGCTTCTGATTCTACTGATGTTACTACATCTACTTCAGTTTCGCCGTCATTAAACAATCTTAATTGTTGAACACCTACTGAAAATTCACCTGCTGTTGGGAACATCAAGTGTAAGAAATTTTCTACTTCAGCTAATAATGTTTGTTGGTAAGGACGAATAACTGTATTGATGAATAATAGGTAAGCATCTGTTACCTCATCTTTACCTCCTAATTTACCAGGGGTCATGATACCAAAAATCTCTGGCGAGGTAATTCTATGAGCAGTTAATATTTTTTCTTTCACCATATCGTTAATTGCGATATAGTAATCATCTGAACCATTTCCATTGATTGGAGTAATTACAGGAGCATTTTCTGGAGAATCAACATCCATATACATTAATTGTCCTGCATTACCTGAACCTTGGTATTGCAAACGAAGCATCGCTTCAATTTCATTACGTTGGTCTGGGTCAGCATTTGTAAAGGTAGTAATTGCTAAAGATGGTGCTAAACCATTTTTAATGTTTGAGATATGGAAGTTATCTACTTCTGAATCTAAATCAATTACACGTAATGCTCCTACATAATCAGGAAGAGGATAGTAGCGCTGACCTGGACGATAAGGGTTATAAACAAAAAGTTGTTTTGGTTCTGCGTCTTTTTTCTTAACATTAAATACAGGTAGGTAAGGTAAATCTGGAGTTAAACCAGTTGATGCAGCGTTGTTGTACAAACCACCAGTTCCTCCAAAGCGGTACTTTTCAGCCCACTCATCGCTAATGTAATATCCCGGGATTTTACCACGGATATCTTTTTCCTTAGCACGTAGCCATGAAAAGTCAATATGGTAAATTTCAGCGATTCTTGAACGGTCTTTTGACCAAATTATTTCCCAAGCAAATCCACCGTATAATTTATAGTCGAGGGCTGTTTTCTTGAAGATATCATTCCATGATTCTCCTTCATTGTTAGCCTCATCTAACAAGTGAGATTGGTCACATACCAATCCTTCACCAACTATTGCTTCTACTGTTGCGTGGATAGCAGTATTGTTAATGGCTGAATTATTAAACAAGTAAATAAGATATTCAGGGAAATCATTGTAGATACCATACTGAATAAATCCCTTCATATTTTTTTCTGTAGGGAATTGACGGTCTGATTCTACCTTATTTACTGTTTGAAATTTAAATTGTTTTTCCATATTAACCTATATAAACGATGTATGCGCCATTCTCATTAGGCGATAAATATTCTTTGATAGGGGTCACATCGCTTCCTGAAATAATAGCTCTATCAGTAGAAATTAATTCTCCCTCAATTAAACTACTTGTTGAGTTCCAAGTACTAAGAACTAAATTCCAATTAATATTAGTAGTATTCCAAACTAAAGCAGGACCTACAACTAATTCATAAATGTTAAAGTCGTATTGACCTGAAGCACTTGGGAGTACTGAACCCGAAAATTGCGCTATAACCCAAGGTGTATTTTGTGGATTTGAAATTACACTGGCTGTAAAGCTGCCACTAACAGTTTTACTATAAGATTGAGTATATTCTAATTGAATAACACTACCCGTAATTAGTTCATTAGGGTAGAATGCTATAGTATTAACTGATTGTCCTTTGCTTAATTGAAACATAGTGGGGCATAATATAATACCAAGAAAGGGTTATGGCAACCCATAACCCAATTCTCGGTTTTTATTTTTTAGGCAACGTTAATGCCTTGGAGAAGCGTGTCCAATTGAGTCTCGTTAGAGGCTGAAATGAAGCTTGCTGGAGCTGGTTCTCTACCAGTGAATGTTAAAGTGTAGCCGTTTCTATCACCAAACAATGTACCAGTACTTCCTGCTGAAGTTAACAACTGAACACCATACTCTTCACCTAAGTAAACGTATTTTGAAGTGTTATCAGTATTGTTAGTTTCAACAATCATACGGATTGCTGGGTTTTGAGCTAATACTTTAATCTGGTTGCGAGTAGAAGTCTGCATTTTGAAGAATACTGCGTTTACGGTTTGTTCGTAAACAACTGTTCCGTTTTCTGGAGCTACAGTTACATTTTCACTGTAATCAGAAGTTTCACGGAATAATTCAAAAGTATAGAAAGTACCTGAACCAGAGATTGAGCTAATCAATCCTTCACTTGCGTCAGTGACGCTGGTAACAGAACCAGATAGAATGTAGATTTGTTTGATTGAACCAACATTATCGCGGCAACCAAGGGTAAATCCTGAAGTTATATCACATGCCATAGTTTTTCTGGTTTATGTTTATTAGTGAATTGTTTTTAGGGGGCTTATTCAGCCCCCCTCAAACTTGATTGATTAGGCCAGGTCGTTAGAAACCCAGAACTCAGGGTAAGCGATGTTCACACCTAACTTGGTAGAGATACGGTGACGGAGAGTGTCAGTGTTGATATCGTACCAAAGTTGGAATTCGCTGAAGTCGCTCAATAGGTCAGTACCTACTACGATTTGCTTGGCTGGTCCGAGAACTACACGGTTTGAACCCTGAAGACCTACTGTACCAACAACCTTAATGTTTGGTTGGAATGGGTAAGCCATCTCGTAAAGACCACCACGGTTAGTGATAGAAGATGGGTCAAAGTAGAAGTTATTAGCACCACGAAGAGCAGCTACATAGTTACGGAAACCAGTTACACTCATGAAGAAGGTAAGGTCGTCACGGTCAGCTACATCAGCAGATGAAGTTGCAATCATAGCGTCCATCTGAGTAAGTGCGTTAGTTGAAGTAAGAGCAGCGGCTCCTGACAAAGGCACTACACCTGAAGTAGAACCAGTGATGATGTACTTAAGACCAGATACTTCGCAAGTACCACCGTAAGTAGAGTAGCTACCTGACTGCTGTAACCAAAGGAATTGGTCGTTGGCTTTCTGGAATTGGTTTACAAGTAATTCTGAGTATGCATTTGCAAGTGCCCAAGTTTCGTTGTACGAACCACGGTCAAGTGAAGAGATACCCAAGTACTTTTTGTCAAGGTCTTTCAAGCAAAGTGCATCGAAAGAAGTACGTGGACATACAGTGATGTTACGTTGAGTGAAGGTTGCTGAACCTGAAGGAGTGCTAACACAAGCACTGTTATTCATGTACAAGCTAACTTCGAATAGGTTGATTGGTTCCTGGTATTTAACACCTTCTTGAATAGTTACGTATTCGATGGTGCTACCAGCATAAACCATCTTAAGGACTAACTCACCAGCAATCTGGTTGTTAAAGTCACTAAGGGCGGCTACGTTTAAGCTCATAGTTATTTATGTTTTTTAATTAGATTTTTCATCATTTCGTAGCGAGCAGCTTGTACTGGGGTTGCTACAGTTTCTTCCAATGAGAATTTCTTACTTGGAAGGGTTTTTTCAGCAGCAGGTTCAGCGGACATTTTCTCCATCTTCTCCTTCATAGCTGCCATTT